TATGGTTACCCCTAGGAGGAGTTGACTAATGGGAAAACCAAAACTCCATAACCCAGTAGAACTGGGCAGTAATTACGGACATTTAAAATTGGGTCATGTTAATCTTAATAATACTTATGCAGGGGTTAACTCTAAATACCAATACAGGTTATAATGCTACTTTATTACCTGTCCTTTCATTCAAGAGAATTGGTGAAGATACTGCGTTTGATGTTCCAGCAGGAACTAAAGTTATTCAGGTTATTGATTGTGTAGGTAAAAATTAATGGCAGAAGAAAAGTGTTACTCATTTAATAATTTCTCCAACACTGAAGGTGAGGTGCGCCTTAGTGATGTGATGAAAAATAACGTGAAAATGTCAGTTATTATTCGCAACATTTTTCCAAATTCATTTAAGAGATCTCATTACACCGGTCTCCAGATGACTGGTAAACTTGCCGGATCAACTATCAATAGTGCTCCCGCATGTTATCAAATTTTGTGTGGGGAGCAACCAGTTAATGGTATTTCATTTGTTGCATATGCAGAAAATGGTGACATGATTATTGGAGCTCCAAAAGGAAGAATCAGAATGTTTGCTCAAGATATTGATATCATCGCTTCAGGTAATGGTACAGACACTGGATGGGTTAATATCTTATCCAATGCAAAAGTAAATTTAGAGTCAGGAACTGTTCAGTTGCAATCTGCGGATGCTTTAAGCTTAGGCACAGAAAGAAATTTAAATTTAAATGTTCCTGGAAGATTTAAAGTTACCTGTGGATCGATGAAAGTTGTTGAGGGTTCTGATATATCTCCTATCACCAGTCCTCTTGGAAGTGGAGCAAATACAATTCTTCAACAAGTAGAAGGTCTTAAGAAGTTGATTCAAAGTATAACATAAAATGGAAGTTACAGATCTACACGTAGGAAAACAATTACAAGTTGTTGGTAATTTACCTGGTGGTCTTCCTGGTTTACCTAATGTTGCACATGGAGTTGGAGCTCTAGCAGTTCCTGGTTCTGGTTGGTTTGATGGCAGTCTCCATGTTGGTTCTCCTCTGTTTGTACCATTTGAAACAACAGTTGGATTTTGTAGACCGCCAGAAACAAATCCAAAGGCACTTGCAAAATCTATTCTAACAATATCAAGTCGAAAGTTTCCACCAACACCAATTGATGTAGTTGTTGGAGATCCAGTAGGACCCGTTGGTATAAGCGTTAACTCTATTTTAATTAATATTATCTCACCAATTACAAATGGAGTTGGACTTTTAAATTGGGTAGGTGCCAAAACTTTTACAGGAGTCAAGCAACAGACTGGTGTTGAACTCAGAGTTGGTGCTGTTGCTGATGCTGGAAAAGAAGCAACTGTTGGAAATGTTGCAGAGAGTGGATCAAGAGTTATTAATGGATCTCTGGTAGTAAATGGTGCTACTCATATTAATGGATTCTTATCTTTCTTGAGTTCAATTGTAGGAACAACTAAACTATTTGATATCAAACATCCAAATAAAAAAGGTTATAGATTAAGGCATAGTTGTCTCGAAGGTCCAGAACATGCCGTTTATTATCGTGGTAGATTAATTGATAATTATGTGATAGAATTACCCGAATATTGGCATGGTTTAATCAATCCAGAAACAATAACAGTAAACTTAACTCCACATGGTACATATCAAGAATTATTTGTACAGAAAATTGAGTGGGGATCTAAAATTCATATTATGAATAATTCTGGTGGACCAATTAATTGCAGTTATACAGTTCATGCGGAACGAATTGACATTGCAAATTTAGAAATAGAATATGAGAGTGATGAAATTATACATCAAGAATTGGAGAAGAAATAAAAATGGGAATCGCATCAGATATTATTTCAGATTTAAGTGAAAAGAAACAACAAGCGTATGATGGTATTGAGTTTCTTCAAAAGAATATTGTATTAAAGGATAGTATATACAAAGAAAGATATGATGCTGTGATTGTAAGCATTGACGGAGATCTTTTTTCTGATGTAAAAGATGTTAATGACAAACTTCAAAATGTAAGATCTGCATATGCAGATAGAATATCAGTAGGATGTAGGACTGATATGTTTTGGCGAGTCATTGGTTTAAGTACCACACCAGTACCAGGAGGTGGGGGTGGAGTTAATTCTTATTACAATTTACAAGTTACTAGATTATCCATTCCTGGATATTCAAACGCTGGCATTGGATCGACAAGTGGAGTTGGTCTTGGTATTAATGGAAGCGTTGCATTTTTAACTTCTTCTGGAGGAATCACGACATATCCACCAAGAAGTTTATTTGGATTTGAGGAGAAGAACTTGTATGGTATCAAGTATTATGATGAACCATCTCAAAAGGATATTGGAGATACCTTTGTAACAAGTTTTATTGGAACAATCAGTATAGGTTCCAGTATTCTTACCGTAATGTCCCCAATTGGATCTGGAGTTACGATTGGTATTTCTTCTGGACAACTTATTTCTGCTTCAAAAGATGGTATATTTGCAGCAGGTTATGGAGAGATTGTTGGATTAGGAACGACTCTTGCTGACTTGAGCACTCTTTCTGGTGTTGGAAACACTGTTGGAGTTGGAACCACAACTGAAGTTGTTAGTAGAATTATATTAAATTCGGTTGTTGCAATTGGCGCTTCATCTCCGGAGCAAGATGGTTCGTATGTAACTTTTGTTGTTTCTGAAAGTCCAGCAGGAATCGGTACAACCGCGATTAGTTATTATAGAATTGAATTTGCATCAAATCCATTCAGTCCACAAATCATAGGTATCATGACGAGCGGACAATATGGAATTGGTAAGTCTGTTTTTTATGATAACTCTGGGTATAATTCAAATACCCAATCTTGGAAACCAGAATTTGCAAGACCTCAATTGAGCAGCAGTCAACCAGCAGTCACAGAACCAAATGTTGGGGCAGGAAAAATCTATTATCCAGTGGGATTCTCAAGTTATCCATCTCTTCCTTCATCTGGAACTAGAGCTGCGGAGGGAACTATTATATCAGTTGATGTCACTCTAATTGGATCAACAACTCTTTACACAAATGCATCTGCATGTCCAACACAGGAAACTAATCTGACAAATGCAATCAATACAGCAAACGCTGCAGAGTCAAGTATTCAATCTGGTCTTGGTGACTTTGGTTATAAAATTAATGCAGTGAATGCTTTTAGAGATTTGAGAACTGATATTCAATTAGAGATTTGGGGTAACCGACAGGCAATTGATGGTCTTGCAGATGATATAGATAAGTACGATACTGCCATTGAGTATCTTGGAGTTACAACTATTACATCACTATTACCATGATTACCTTAAACCATCCTTCAATTAAAGATTATAACCTAAACCTTGAGGGTTTATTTGGACCAGAGAACGCGGTGTTTTTTCGTGGTAGAATCACAAGTCAAAACGAAATTAAACTACCAAGTTACTGGGAAGAGTTTGTTGAGCAAACATCAATTTCTGTACACTTAACTCCGATTGGTGCCCATCAAAATGTAATCATTAAAAGAATTGGTGAAAATAAAATCTTCCTCCAATCAAGCGGTGGAATGCCAATCGATTGCTATTATCTGATCATTGGAGAAAGAAAAGACATACCAAGATTAAAGGCAGAGCAGAGGGTTGACACTGAGGAGTAAGTCACCTATAATAACCAGGTAATCAACAAACGAACCAATGCAAGATGAGTATCTGACAAGCTGCGTGGTTGATCCAGTTAAGCGAACTGTCTATCTTTATTCTAATGAAGGATCAGAAAAAGAAGTGGCATGTGAAACTGTCGAAGAGTTTATGAGCGTATTAGAATTTGTTCGTTCTACTGTAGACGAAAAAACTCTTTCATATACCAATCCTCTATGAATTTTTATAAGATTTCATATAAAGCACTGAAAGAAGAACCAGTCAAAACCACACCAGAAAACGTTCAAGAGGCAAATGAAGCACTTTTTACTGCAAAGTGGAATTTACCAAAAGCAGCAAAACACTGCGGAATGTCACATAAAGAAATGAAATTGACATTCTGGGAGTATCTCAAGTATAATCCTATCACGTATCAAGTGTGATTTTCTGCCCGTGTAGCCCAGCGGAAGAGGCACGAAACTTAAAATTTCGCAAGCGACAGTTCGAATCTGTCCACGGGTATTAGGGGTTTTAACCAACCTCTAAATAATCAAAAGTAGGAAATGTCCTATGAAATACCGCATTGATGCCAGATACGTTTGGTACAATAAAGGAACAGAACTCGTTCTAATGTATTTCATTGAAGGTGTTCCATTTACTTTTGATGATGTTCCAGAAAGTCATTTGTACGATTTGGAAATTCTTGAAGCAGCAGATAAAGAACGCAGATACGAACCAGAGGATTTGTACAGAACATCATTCTATTTGATTGATGAACAGTGCCACCCTTTGATGTTTGAACTGGAACTGGAAAACCCAGAAATGCTACCTCAAGATTAATTTCTGCCTCATAAGCATTAAATTGATGCACGACCTTTGTAACGTCGAGAACTCGGGGAGGTACCGGGATGGGGCTCTTAGTTCATAAAAGAACTCATATGTCATTAATATCACAAAGAGACAGGCAACTTGCCATTGAAGCATTAGAATACTATCGTGAAGATACGCTTCGTAGAGAACAAGCATTTAAAGATCTTGGTATTTCTGATGTTCATCTAAATGATGCTTTTATGATGGAGATAAATGCTCTCATCAACTGGGTGAAACTGGAGTATCAAAAGAATGAAAATTAATCTCTGGTGGTGTAAGGATATGGGACAGTGGCGATGGACTTTATGCGATGATGTACGTCCGATAGTTCGTCAGGAATCAGGACAAAGACCAAATCTGCGTGATGCTATGAATGACGTAGCAATTACAGTGGAATATATACTTGACGACCCTAAAAAATTTTGATAATATATAAAAGGCGATACTAAACCAAACCCCTTCCGTGTGCGGCAGAACCTCCTTTCAGGAGGTTTTGTTGTATGATAAATAATCCATAACAGAACTATAGTGCTAATAAGATGCCTCTCAGTCGTTTAGATAATTTCCTCAAAAATGCACGCGGAAATATCTTATATGTAAATCCAAATGATTTAGATGCCACAGATAGTATTGAAAATCAAGGTAATTCACTGACTCGTCCCTTCAAAACGATTCAACGTGCATTAATTGAAGCATCTAGATTTTCCTATCAAAGAGGACTTGATAATGATAGATTTGGTCAAACCACAATTCTTGTTTATCCTGGTGACCATTTAATTGATAACCGTCCTGGATGGATTCCTGATGGCACAAATAGTTTTAAGTTGAGAAATGGTACAACATCAAGTGATTTTTCTCAATTTGATCTTTCAACAAACTTTGATTTAACGACTGATGGTAATGCACTTTATAAATTAAACAGCATCTATGGTGGGGTAATCATCCCAAGAGGAACCTCTCTGGTTGGATTGGATCTCCGTAAGACTAAGATTCGTCCAAAATATATTCCTAATCCCACAAATGATAATATTGAAAGATCTGCTATTTTTAGAGTAACTGGAGCTTGTTACTTCTGGCAGTTTTCTATTCTTGATGGTAATCCAAGTGGAATAGTCTATAAAGATTACACTACAAATACTTTTGTACCTAACTTCTCTCACCATAAACTGACTTGTTTTGAATATGCTGATGGTAAGAACCCTGTAGATATTGATGATGCATTCTTAACGTATAGTACAACCAGAACTGATCTGGATATGTATTATGAAAAAGTAGGTCTTGTATATGGTCCTTCATCTGGTCGTGAAATTGAACCAGATTATCCATCATCTTCACTTGATATTCAACCTAAGATTGATGAGTATCGTATTGTTGGTCCTACCGGAGGGGAAGTAGGAATTAGCAGCATTAGAGCTGGAGATGGTACAACTTCATCTACAATTATCACAGTTACAACAAACGAAGCATTTGAAGAAGTTGCTGTAGATACCGCAATTCAAATTAATGGTGTGACTGCAACTGGATACAATGGACAATATGTGGTAAGTGATGTCGTAAGTTCTACAGAGTTCAAGTACAACGTTTCATTTGCTCCTGCAAACCCACTTCCAACTCCTACCGGGTCAACGGTAAATCTTTCTGTTGATACAATTTCCTCTGCATCGCCATATATTTTCAACATCTCTTTGAGATCTGTCTTTGGAATGTGTGGTCTTCATGCAGATGGAGACAAGGTAGATGGATTTAAGTCCATGGTTGTAGCTCAATTCACTGGAATTGGACTACAAAAAGATGATAATGCTTATGTAAAGTATGATCCAAATAGTGGAACATATAAAGACTCTACTTATGCTGGTAATGAGAATCTTCATAGCGATTCTCTAGCAGTTTATAAACCAACATACGAAAACTATCACATCAAGTGTTCAAATAATTCATTACTACAAATTGTCTCTGTATTTGCAATTGGATTTGCACAACACTTTGTTGGTGATACTGGTGGTGACCAATCTATCACAAACTCTAACTCCAATTTTGGTTCAAAGTCTCTGATTGCATCTGGATTTAGAAAAGAAGCATTCCAAAGAGATGATGTAGGTTACATCACTCATATCATTCCACCAAAAGAATTAACAACTTCAAATATAAACATTGAATTTGATGCGATTGATGTTGCAACTACTGTTGGAGTTGCGTCAACGAACAGACTATACTTATATAATAGAACCAACCAAGATGTTATTCCCGATAATGTTATTGAGGGATATCGTATTGGTGCAAAAGAAAATGACTTACTTAAGTGTCTGATTTCTCAAGGTGGATCTGCGACAGAGTATTCTGCAAGAATTGTTATTCCAAATACTCAATTTACATCAGAAGAAGTAACATCAGAAAAGAAATTTATTATTGGAAGATCTGCAGGAATCAATAGTATTTCTTCTAACGTCATCACACTCACAAGACCACACAGTTTCATCCAAGGTGAATCTGTTCGTTTCTTAAGTGATAGTGGTCAACTTCCTGATGGTCTTGAGAGCAATAGAATTTATTACACGATCACTTCTGGAATTAGTTCAAATCAAATTAAAGTTGCGAAGACTTTAAATGATGCGCTTAATGGGCAGCAACTTACAATCAATGACAAGGGAGGAAGAATCTCAGTTGTTTCTAGAGTTTCGGATAAGAACTCTGGTGATACTGGACATCCAATTCAATATGATTATTCTCAAGGTCAATGGTATATTAATGTAGCAACTGCAGCGACTGATAATAATCTATATTCAACAATTGTTTCTCTTGGAACTACGACTCTTGGCGCTGCAACTCCAAGAACATACATCACAAGACAACCAGATACAAGAAACCTAGGTGATACGATCTACAAACTAAGATATGTTATTCCTGCTGGATCTGGAATTACATCCGCAAGACCTCCAATCGATGGATTCGTTATTCAGGAATCTAATGACACAACTGGTGCAACCAATACTGAAGTTCAGACTTACTTTAGTTCAACAACAGTTTCTCTGACGAATATAAGTGAGCAAAGAAACTTTAAGTTTATTGCAAATGCGACTTGGGATGGTACACATGCATACTATCAAACAGAATTACCACATAATCTCTCTGTAGGTTCTGTTGTTGAAGTATTGAATGTAACCAGCACTAATAACACTACAGGTATTGCAAGTGTTGGATTCAATAATACATTTAGTGTAATTGGAATCAGCAGCACAAAATCATTCCATGTTGCTCTTGGAGATAATCCTGGAACATTTACAAATGATACTACAAATAGAACAACAGCACTACCAAAATTTAGTCGTAAGAGATTTAATGATACTTATTACATCTATCGATCTCAAGAGATTCAAAAGTATGTTCCTGGCGAACAGGATGGTGTCTATCATTTAGTTGTTCTGAATGCTTCAAACAAACCAACAGTAACACCATTCTCTGGACAAAACTTCTCTCAACCAGTTCAAAATCTTTATCCTCAAACCAATAGAGATAATCCAGCATCTGATCCTCAGGAGTCAGTATCATATGCACTTGCAACTCCTGTTGGACAAGTTATACTTGATGATCCAAAACATAGCATTACAAAAGAAACAGTTAATAAGACTTTAGATGATGTTAATGTTGGTTTTGGAATTACTAATATCATTTCAAATCTAACTGGGACTGCACATACGATTCATACAACCATCGATCATGGATTGAATCGTATCACTTCAGTTAGTATTGGAAATAGTGGAACTGGATATGGAAGTGGATCAGCAGTTTCACTTTACAATGCACGTCTGGTAGGATTTGCTGGATCAACAACAGGTAATTATGCGACTGCAAGAATTATTGTTGATGGTATTGGCGGAATCACCGCTGTTAAGATTATGGATGGTGGTTCTGCCTATGGAATTGGTAATACTCTTGCTGTCGTAGGTGTTGCAACCACATCTGGATTTGTGCAGGGATACGTCACTGTTACTGATGTCTATGACAACACTGGAGACGTAGTTAGAATTACTGGTGTATCTTCTGAATCTCAATCTCACTACAATCAACTCTATAGAATTACTTCTGTTCCTGTTGGATCAACAAAGATAGTTAATGTTGCATCTGCATCAACAGTTGGAAATGCAAACACAACTGGAGTTGGTGCTGATCTAACAACAGATGCATTTGGATATATCACTGGTGAGGCTCTGAATGTAACCTCCCTGATCTATGATAACGTCTCAGGATTAGCAACAGTTACTACGGCACAAAGACATGGACTTCGTGTTGATAATAAAATTCGTATTTCTGGTGCTGATAATGATTTCTATAATAGAAACTTTATTGTAACTAGAAATACTGATCTGAATAATTTTGTAATGAATATTGGAGTTGGCACTGTAGCACCTTCAACATCAGGAACTCTCTATGTTTACAGAAATGGTGTTACTTCTAATGAAGGAAATGTAACGATTGAGAATGAAAACATTGGTGGTCGTCAAGTTGTAGAGTATGCAGGTATCACAACAACACTATCTGCAGTTATTTCAAGTGCTACTGCAACAAACATCGAACTTCAAAATATCTCAACACTTGATGTTAATATTGGAGACTATCTGTTAATTGATGACGAACTTGTAAGAGTTAAGACAACTGTAACGACAAATCCAATTTCGGTCTTCAGAGGTGTCCTTGGAACAAGAGCAACAACTCACCTTATCAATAGCGTTGTAAGAAGAATTCATGTAAATCCTGTTGAATTCAGGAGAAATTCGATTCTTCGTGCATCAGGTCATACGTTTGAATATCTTGGTTATGGTCCTGGTAACTACTCAACTGCACTTCCAGAGCGTCAAGATCGTCAACTCTCAATAGCAGAAGAGTTCTTATCACAATCAATTAAGTATGATGGTGGTATCGTTGTTTACACTGGTATGAATAGCGATGGTGACTTCTATATTGGTAATAAAAAAGTCAGCTCTGCAACTGGTCAGGAAGAAGTCTTTGATGCACCAATTCCTACAATCACTGGTGAAGACCTTGCTCCTACTGGCGTCAGTATTGGATTTGATGTCCTCTCACCACTTGAAGTTTCGATCAGTCGTTCACTAAGAGTTGAAGGTGGTCCAGACAACAATATCATCTCTGAGTTTGATGGTCCTGTTATTCTGAACAACAAACTGACTTCCACATCTGATAAAGGTATGGAAGCAGCATCGATCTTCCTACAAGGCGATGCAACAGTTTCTAGAAAGTATACTGTTGGTATTTCAACTCCATCACTTGCAGGAAACCCAGGAGATATTGTTTATAATGCAAATCCATCCAAAGGTGAATATCTTGGTTGGGTATACACCAATGAAAACGATTGGTATCGTTTTGGTAATGTAAGTCTATCACAGAGTAGCAATATTGTACTCTTTGATCAGGTTGGTATTGGAACAACATCTGTTGGAAACCTAACACTCAAAGTTGGATCTGGTTCTTCTGAATTTTCCGTGAATGGGTCTGGTGAAGTTGGTGTTGGAACAACATCAACACAAGGATATAAGATGTATGTGAATGGTTTAGTTTATGGACAATTTGTTGGTGATGGCGCTGGACTTACAAACCTTGATAGTATTTGGGTTGCGGACTATACAAACACTTGGATTTACACCAGAGACAATACAGATCACAAGGTTGGCATTGGTACTACAATTGGAGTCACTGCACAACTACAAATTGCTGGAACTGCTGCAACATCTCTGTATGTTACAAATGGATCACGTTTTATTTCAACTGCAACATTTGAAACAGAGGTATCAGTTGGTGGAACACTTACATCAACTAAGTTTAGGTTAGATGGTCCAACAAATGGATACATTCGCTCTGGAGTTACAACGTCTAACATCATTAACGTTGGAACTGGTGGGACTGTATTTAATGCTGTAGCTTCAACTGGAAATGTTGGTATTGGAACCTCAGTTTCAAGATCTAATCTTGATGTTGAAGGTAGAGTCAGACTCAAGACATACCATGAGCATGTACATGCGGTTACAAGCTCTTCAAATGTTGTAACGATTGACCTTTCTGAAGCACAGAACTTTACTCTCACAGTCACACAAAATGTAAATCAGTTTACGATTATAAATGTTCCCTCCGAATCAAGTTCTTTCACCATCAAGATTACTCAAGATTCTACTGGTAATCGCGCAGTTGGAATTGATACTTTCAAAACTTCTGGTGGTGTAGATATTCCTGTTTATTGGCCAGGTGGTGGAGTTCTCCCAATTGTCACACCTACTGCAAACAGATCTGATATCTATTCTTATAAAACATTTGATGGTGGCGGCACTTTCTATGGTGTTGTTGGCGGTCAAAATTTCCTTAACTGAGGCGATAGTAAATGATTAATTTTAATAATCAGCAAACAAGTTTAGATCTTAACGGTCCAATTCTCTCTTTTACTTTACAACCTTCTAGTGTAACAGTTTGTGCAGGATTAGCAGCAACTTTTACTGGAGTTGCAACAGCTATCTTCCCAACTCAAACACCTAATAATCCAGCAACAAACACAGGATTTGTAACCTATCGTTGGTATGATCAAAATGGACCATTGTTTGATGATCCCCCTGGTGCTGGGCAAGGTGGTTTAACAATTAGTGGAGCTGGAACCACAGTTTTAACTCTATATGGTAACACACGTTCTCGCAACATATACTTATCAGCTGATTATGTTCCTTCTGCATATGGTGTTATTGGTGTCGCAGTAACTGTTGGAAGTGCTCGCTCAACTGGTAATGCTGTTAATGAATTCTTCGCTAGCAACACAGTTTCATTAAATGTAAATCCAAATATTTCTATCACAACACAGCCATCTGATGTTTCAGTTGCTCCAAGTCAGAATGCACAATTTTCTACTCTTGCAACTGCGACAGATGGAACTCCTGTATCATATCAATGGTTTTTAAATGGAGTTAGTCTTTCAGATACAACATCAGGTACAACACAACAAACAGTACCAGTTTCTGCTAAAATTAATGTTACTCCTCTTCGAACAACTGCTTTTTTAGATAATACGAAAGTAATAGATTTTAGTCAGACATTAGTTTACAATCAATTTGTACCACGAGGAGAGTATACTCTTACTTCAGACTCGAATGTACTTGTAAGAGTGATTGCCGTTGGTGGAAGTGGTGGTAGAAGTGGAGAAAGAGACTTTGCTGGAGGATCGGGAGGCATATCTATTGGTTATCTTACAATGTATGCTGGCACAGTATACAGACTTTTAGTTGGAGGTCCGGGAGATCATGGTAGTAGAGGTTCTTATGGTGGAGGAACTTTTTTAAGACAAACAGGTGGTAATGCAAAATCACGCGATGGTGCTTATCCTGGCGGAGGAGGAGGTGGAGGTCTTACAGGACTTTATTTTAATCATCAATATGAAAATCTTTTTCTTACTAGTAGGATCTCATCGAACGCCAATTCTGCTACAATCATAATTGCTGGTGGTGGTGGTGGTGCATCTAACTCTGCTGAAGGTGGTGCTGGTGGTGGATTGACTGGAGGAGATCCCAGTGGAACAAATGGAGGAACTGGAGGAACTCAAAGTGCAGGGGGAACGGGAGGAACTGGTATCGCATTTAATGGATCTGCTGGATCTGATGGATTTATTCTAGCTGTAGGTGGTGGAGTAAAACCAAGTGGTGGTGATGGGGTAGCTGGTGGAGGTGGAGGATATTATGGAGGTGGTGGAGGAGGAGCGCACGATGTATGTTGTGCTGATGGAGCTGGCGGTGGAGGGTCTGGTTATCTTAACCTAAGCTATCTTGACAGCTCATATGCAAACACAATTACAAATGGAGTTCGTGGCGGAGGAGGTGGAAGTCAAATTCCAGGACAACTCTCAGTTCCTGCTACTGGAGGATCTTTTCAAATTGAACTTGTATCAACAACATCATCTGCAAATATCGCAGTTAATGGATCAACCTCTCCAAATCTAACATTATCATCTAACTCTGAGGGATTAAATCAAGTTCAATGCGTGGTGAGTCATCCAACAGCATGTAACTCACCCATCCTGTCTCGTACAGCGAACTTCCAAGTTCGCTCACCAAGACAATTCATGAACTTTGAGTCTATTGTTTCATCTAGTTCTGCTATTTTAAATTCTATTAATCTTTTTGGTAATACAATTGTAATTGGTGGAGAAGGTGGAAGGTGGTCAGGTGCAGAAATATTTTTACCGCGCAATTTAATTTCTTTTTATGCACCAGAACGTGAAGTTAGAGTTCGGATGGAATTGCATGGTGGTTCTGGATCTGATTCTGGATCCTATTTGGGTGGACGTGGTGGTTTTTCCGTAATTCAATTTACCATGAAGAAAAATGAAGAATATGTATTTGCAGGTTTGAATGCAACTTCTCCTGGAATTTTCTTATATAGAAAGTCAAGTTTAATTGCAAGTATTGGTAATGGTGGTGATGCCTCATCTTCTGGAAATGGTGGAAACGGTGGAGGTATAGGTATTGCTGGGGAAACAGGAGGCGGCAAAGGAGGTGGAACTGGTGGAATATCTTATGCACCAGGCACACTTCCTTCAAGTGGAGGTATTTTTGGATCTCTAAGTAGTTTTAAATCAACGAATGGAGCTGACTCAATAGCTGAAGCGCCTTTGGGTGGTAGAGCACTTCCATGTCCAAGAGGAAATCAAACAGTCTCTCCATGCACAGATCTTGGAATTTCTAAATTTTTATGGGGTCAATCATCTCCAATTTTAAACACCGCTGAAATTGATCGCGGATTTAAACAAGGTTATGGTATTCGTGATACCCCTGGACGCGGTATTTCTGGTGGTGGAAATGGTGGTGGAGGAACAACTGGTGGCGCAGGTGGAAGTGCAGGAGGAGGTGGAGGGGGTAGTGGATACACTGATGGATCAGTAACTGTTGGACCATCTTACTTGGGAAGAAGTGCTTTTCGCGCCGCTACAGTTATTATCTTCTTAGCACCAGTTACCCCAGTTACCCCAGTTACCCCTCCTATATGTATTCCTATTTCAATATCCTCAGTATATGGAACTGGTTTCCAAGGAATTATTCTTTATGCAGATGGTACACGACAAACCGCTCCTAATCAATCCACTTCATTCATCACAGCAGGAAAAACATCGCTATCTAGCGTTTCATTCACTAACCCTAATGATGTAACAAGCACTTATGGAGTGCTGTTTGATAATATTATTGGTTATTATAGAGATATTCTTCAAAGATATCCAGATGCGCCTGGATTTGATTTTTGGGTTCAAGAGTTTGTATCAAGTTTAGGTGGTTATACAAGTTTTGACGTTTTACGATCTGCAATTGTTTCAGCCGCTACCACAAATGGTGAATTAACAACTCTAGCACTTAAAGGAGGAATAGTTGGAGTTTACGATAGTTGCAATAAACTTATATAATAAATAATAAAAAAAGGGTGGAGAGTGAAACCCAATGGCTGTTAATAAGAATTTCGTTGTTAAGAATGGTCTTGAGGTAAACACTAGGCTCATTCTTGCAAACGCAAATACCAACAAAGTTGGTATCGGATCTACAGGACCAAGATTTGAATTAGATGTTGCAGGAGGAATCGGTGCTACTGATGTTTATGTCAGTGGTATTGCAACAGTCATTGGTGAATTTAACATAGGTTTGAATGGAACAACTTTAACAGGTGTTGGAGGTTCTGTTGGTATTGGAACTGCAACACCTGGTTTCTTATTAGATGTTCGCTCTCCAGTATCAACAGGGCAAACAGCACTTTATGTTCAAGGCGATGTAAGAATCACAGGTGATTTATCTGTTGATGATATTGTTTTTGATCAAGCAACAATCAACAATCTTACAGTTTCTCAAGGAACTCAGACTCAGTTTTTAACAGTAACTGGAGTTTCAACTTATAATGGAAACTTAGATATCAATGCTGCTGTAGATGTTTCAGGAACATTAAATGTTGGCGGCGCAACAACTATTGGTGGATATTTTGATGTAAATGCAGCATCAGATCTGTCTGGAACTTTAAATGTTGGCGGCGCAACAACCATCGGTGGTTACGTTGATATCAATAATAGTATTGACGCAAGTGGAACACTTAATGTAGGAGGAGCAACAACTATTGGTGGATATTTTGATGTAAATGCAGCATCAGATCTGTCTGGAACTTTAAATGTTGGCGGCGCAACAACTATTGGTGGATATTTAGATGTTAATTCAGATACTGATATTAATGGTACTCTTAAAGTCAGTGGAATCACAACTCTAGGAACAGTTAAAATTGCTTCTGGTATCGTTACTGCTGCCTCTGGTATTGTTACATATTATGGTGATGGTTCCAAATTAAATGGTGTTATTGGTGGTATTGGAATTAATACTACTGGAGGACTTGTTGGTTTTGGTGTTACTTATCTTCACTTAAAAGGTAGTGGAGTTTCCACTGCTTTCTATGATTCAAATGCAGGTATTGCTACAATCTTCTTCCAAGGAGGTGGTGGAGGTGCAACAGTCAGTATTGGAACTCAAGCACCCGTATCTCCAACATCGGGAGATCTTTGGTTTAATAATGATCTTGCAAGAACCTTCATTTACTATGATGAAGTTATACTTGGAGTTGGATTAACTGCATTTTGGGTTGATGCTGCACCATTTAACGTTGCAGGAACATATGTAAGTAAGTTTGGTGATAGTATTCTTGCTGGTCTTGGTGTGACTGTGGGTGCAGCAAGCACTCCAAGCATTTATTTTACTGGTGATGCAACAACTGGGTTCTTCTCACCAGCAGCAGGTCAATTCACAGTTGTATCTGCTGGTGCATCAGTTCTGAATATCAACCCAAATGGAATTAGTGTCACTGGTATTGTTACTTCCACATCTGTATCTACTGGTAATGTTGTTTCATCAGGTATTATTACAGCAACTGATTTTGATTCCTTATCTGATATCAACTATAAGGAAAATATCGCAACAGTTGATAGTGCATTAAGTAAAGTAGATCAACTTCGCGGTGTGAAGTTTGATTGGAAAGAAAGTGGTCTTCCTTCTTATGGTGTTATCGCACAAGAACTGGAAGAAGTTCTACCAGAACTTGTACATGGTAGTGATCCTAAGACCGTGAACTATAATGGTATTATTGGTGTTCTGATTGAAGCAATCAAAGAACTCAAAGCAGAGGTTGAAGAATTGAAGTCAAATCAAAATTGACTTTTAATTTCATTTTAGACCCCAAAAAATCCCGGCAAATTTTTGCCTCTATTACTTTTTTCTAAATAACTAAAAGCCGAGTGTAAACGAAGATGGCGATTAAGATTTCAGGAACTACTGTAATTGACGACAGTAGGAATATACAAAATATTGGTATAGCAACTGCAACGTCCTTCAAAGGTAGTTCTCAAGTCGGTGTCGCCACCGGTGGAACATACATTGGATTAGCGACACAATTCAACTTTGTTGGTTCTGGAATTGCGATCACTCATGCGTACAGTAGTACATCAGGAATCACAACGGTTACATTCACTTCTTCTTCCACTGGAGGTAGTGGTGGTTCGGGATTATTCAACACAGGCATCACAACATCTGTTGCATATGCAGTTACCAATTCAATGGCTACTGCATATACTGCACCAGCAACCGCAGGAAACGAACATATCGTCCATTCAATTCATATTACAAACATTGATGGTGTAAATAGCGCAGACATCAGTGGACAGATGTATGCAGGTCAATATTCCATTGCAAATACAGTTCCAGTTCCTGCTGGTTCATCAGTAGAACTTTTAAAGCAACCAAAAATTCTTGCAGCTAGCGAAATAATAGAACTTCAAGCAAGTGCAAATAGTGCATTACACGCAACCATCACCATTGAGACAAAAGCAGGTGATGTAACATTTATAGGTGTAGGTACTGATATAACTGCTGCAACAACTTATACTGATCTTTTGACTGCAACAGCAAACTCAATGCTTCAAGGTATTCTACTTGCAAATGATGACGGTACAAATGATGTAAAAGCAAGAGTTGTATGGACTGATGGAAGTAATAATATTCAAGGATACTATGCTTATGATATGGTTATTCCTGCTGATGCAACAGTAGAAGTTCTTGAACAACCAAAGTTCTTACCAAGTGGATTTAAAGTTCGTGTTTATGCAAACCAAGCAAACAGACTAGAAGCGATTTTGTCTGGTAGAACCATTACCTGATAGGAGAATATCATGGCTGCAACAACTAGAAAAGGTGTTTGGGACTTACAACAGGTTAGAGATCAGTATCTTGCTGGGGAATGGGAACAACAGTTTCAATTATTTGCATGGGGGATTAATAATTTTGGTCAATTAGGGCAAAACAATATAACTTATTATTCGTCACCAATACAAATTCCAGGAACACAGTGGAGTTCAGTTTCTGGATCTTATGCTGCATCAGCATTTAAAACTGATGGAACATTATGGGTATGGGGACGAAATGATTATGGTGGATTAGGTCTAAATGATACAGTAAGACGTTCATCACCTGTTCAAATTCCAGGAACACAGTGGAGTACTTCTAATGGTGGTGTTTACAATATGTACGCAACCAAAACTGATGGAACACTGTGGGCATGGGGTTATAATGGACTTGGACAGTTAGGACAAAATAACAGAGTAGATTATTCATCACCAACACAAATTCCAGGAACACAGTGGAATAAAATACAAGTAGGGACTTATACTGATTATAGTGTTATTGCAACCAAAACTGATGGAACACTATGGATGTGGGGTGAGGGTGCTAGTGGGCGTTTAGGACAAAATGATGTAGCAAATCGTTCATCACCAGTACAAATTCCAGGAACACAATGGAATAATATTGGGAAGGGACAATCTTTTACGTTTGCAACCAAAACTGATGGAACCTTGTGGATATGGGGAAATAATATTGAAGGACAACTGGGACAAAATAATCGAGCGAATTATTCGTCACCACGACAAATTCCAGGCACACAGTGGAATTTAGTAGATGGTGGAGGTCAACATTCATTAGCAACCAAAACTGATGGAACATTATGGGCATGGGGTTATAATCCTTATGGAGAACTGGGACAAAATACTGGTGCAAATCGTTCATCACCAGTACAAATTCCAGGGACACAGTGGGCACTTGATGCAAATTCTATTAATGGATTGTATGAGGGATGTGCTGCACGTAAAACTGATGGAACATTATGGGCATGGGGAAGAAATATTTATGGAATGATGGGACAAAATAATACAACAGATCATTCATCACCAAGACAAATTCCAGGAACACAATGGATTGCAGTAACTGGTAATACTTATGAAGTCATAGCAATCAAATCTCTTGTAAACTAAACTTATAAATACTTTTAAAGTTTCACATACCGATGAAAATATTCAAGTTCTTATCAGTAGATGCAAAAACTGGTATCTCAGTAGAAATTGAAAGATCACTAGAAGGACCAACACGACCAAATCTACCAGGAATTGGTGAAGTGTTCTATTTTGGTGGTTGGATGTATGCAGAGGCAGATGATACTGCCGAAGAAAATCCAGGTAATTACATCTTTGAAGTTACAGAAGCAGACTTTGAAGAAGCAATTCGTGGTGAATTTGAAGGCATCAAAACAGCAAGAATTGCAAATGCCTATGAAGAAGAAAGAGGCATTCGTGAAGCACTATTTGGTAATAAGTATCATGGATCTGCTACGATTGCTGGTGTCTATAAGTATGAGCAAGCAAAAGCACTGTTAGATGATCCAACTGCTGATGCACCTGAAATCAAAGCAGAAGCAACTGCTAGGGGTGTATCTGCTGCTGTGATTGCACAAAGAATTGTTGATAATCACGAAGCATTTAGACTGAAAGAAGCAAAACTTGCAGGTCTTCGTGGTAAGATTGTTGATCGTCTACAAGCACTGACTTTTGATGAGACTGATGCACTTGGAAGTTGGAAAGAACTAACTGAAAGAACAGAAGTCATTGGAACACTTCCAGAAAGAGAAGGTGGTCCAGCACTAGCAAATAGACCAGAAGGCAATAATGATGTTAAAGTTGGATATTATTCACCAAGCTTAGGACTGCGCTGGGAATGGTTGAATAAGGGTTGATGTTATGATTACGTCAACGACGAGTGGTGTTTGGTTACTTGCGGATCAATATGCAAAGAATAATGCAGAAAGGTGGCGTCCTAGTGGATCTGCATTGTTTGCATGGGGATATAATGCCCAAGGACAACTAGGGCAAAATGATACAGTACCACGTTCATCACCAAGACAAATTCCAGGATCCGCATGGAATGAAGTTAATGTGGGTCAATATAACATAATTGCTACTAAAACTGATAATACTTTATGGATTTCTGGTGATAATGCTTATGGGACTTTGGGATTAAATGATATAGTACCACGTTCATCACCGGTGCAAGTCCCAGGAACCCAATGGAATAAAGTATCTTCGGGTGCTGTAATTACAGCAGCAACTAAAACTGATAATACTTTATGGGTATGGGGAAATAATGATGTTGGACAACTGGGATTGAACAATACAGTACTTCGTTCATCACCTACACAAATTCCAGGAACACAATGGAACCTGACTTGTGTTGGAGACCAATACATATATGCAATTAAAACCGATGGAACACTATGGGCATGGGGTAGAAATGGAAATGGTGCAATGGGGCAAAATGATACATCCAATCGTTCCTCACCAGTACAAATTCCAGGAACACAATGGAATTCTTTAGCTGGTGGCGGAAGATATGCTGCCGGAGCATCAAAAACTGATGGAACTTTATGGATGTGGGGATTTAATAATTATGGTTCCTTAGGACTGAACGACCGAGTAGCACGTTCATCACCAGTGCAAGTTCCGGGAACTCAATGGTCATTTAACTCCGTTTCTAGTATAGCATATTCTTATCAAACAGCATTAACAAAAACTGATGGAACATTATGGGTATGGGGACATAATGGTGAAGGTCAATTAGGACAGAATGATCTAGTAACACGTTCATCACCAGTTCAAGTTCCAGGAACACAGTGGTCTAAATCTAGTTGTGGTGCAAGTATTACATTAGCAACCAAAACTGATGGAACATTATGGGCATGGGCTGGATATGTCTATGGCGAAATCGCACAAAATAGTGTAGTAAGATATTCATCACCACAGCAAATTCCAGGAACACAGTGGACTAGTTTCTCCGCAGGATATTATAGTGCAGCAGCAGTCAGACCTTCTTATTAACACTTTATGAACCCTTTTGAACTTCTTATTATTCAACCAAATATCGTTCCGCAAGAACACATTCAACAACTTCTTCAACTAACCAATCAATCAACATCAAATGCAACGATTGGTTCTGGTGAAGAAAAAGTAGAATTAGAAACCAGACATACGTTATGGTATCCAATACCATATCCAATGTTGCAGAACTTAAATTCTGCGATTATGTCTTGTTATAAATCTTATATGGAACCAATTTATCATTCAACGATTAAAAACATTGAACCTGCCCAATTTCTTGGCTATCCTATTGGTGGTCATTATATTGAGCATAATGATTGTGAAAATTTTGAAGGTGGGAAATGGGTCAAAATTGCACCCAGAGATATTTCAATTCTATTTTATTTGAATGATAACTATACTGGTGGGGAACTAGAATTTACACAACTTGGTTTGACTATTAAACCAAAAACAGGTATGATGATAGCATTTCCATCCTATAAAGAATTTGCCCATAAAGTTCATCCAGTCAAAACTGGTATGAGATATTCACTTGTAAGTTGGTTAGAGACAGAGAAAAAAGTTTATGAAACAGTACGAAGAAAAAGGTTTTGAAGTTAAGCAAGGATTTATTCCCCCATTTTTTGCACAATATCTGAGAAACTATTTTGATCTTCTGAGAAAGAACGATCAAATTCCAAACAAAGGTGATGATCAGGTAGAAAAATCACTTGGGATTTATGGAGACCCTGCATTTGATATGTTGATGTTGATGTGTCTTCCAGCAGTAGAACAGGTAGTAGGAAAAAAACTTCTACCAACTTATACCTATGCACGGATTTATTTTAAGGGTGCAGGACTTCTTCCGCATTTAGATCGTGAAGAATGTGAGCATTCAGTATCCCTGTCTTTAGGTGGAGAATATAATGCGCTTTGGCCCTTATGGTTTAAGAATGAAGATGCCCAACCAGAACATGCTGCGATGGGTGAAGGTGATGCTGTAATCTATAAAGGTAATAAAGTTCATCATTGGAGAGATGAATTTGAAGGAACCACACAGTTCCAAGTCTTTATGCACTATGTTGAAGCAGAAGGAGAATATAAAAACAAACTGTTTGATACAAGACCTTACATTGGACTACCTGCTGGTACTAAAACTGAGTATTGACTATGATTGCACAACTGATTATTGAACTGAGTGAAAAGGGTGAACCAAAGGCAGCAAAGGAACTAGCAAAAGCATATCTTAAACACCAAGCAGATCCAGAAATTCTTAATCTGCTTGGTAAACTGCATCATGATGATAAAGAATTTGATGAAGCACTGAAATGCATGAATGCACTTCAAGAAAGTCCTGGCGTAATCATCAATAAGGCAAAGTGTCTTTATTATCTACGCAGAGCACCAGAAGCAGAAAAACTTCTTTTGAAACTTCCAAAAGATGTAAGAGAAGATCCTTTAACGCAAATTGATCGTTCCCTGTACACGACTGCACAAGGTAAGTTTGATTTAAGTAAAAGAATTCTACAACCAATTGCTGATACAATTCCACAAGCAGCATTTAACTACGGATGGTTTCTTCTGAATGAAGATTTCTTGAAAGGTTATGAATACATTCGTGCTGGGGCAAATCTTAAAGTCTGGGGACACGAATGGTTGCTGAAAGAAAAGTATGGTATTGATAAAGAACAACGTTGGAATGGTGAAACCGTAGATACGATCGCATATTATCTTGAAGGTGGTATGGGTGATGAAATGATCTTCATTCGCTATGCAAATCATTTCAAGAAGTATTGCAAGACACTGAAAATCTTTTGTACCAAATCCACAAAGTCATTGTTTGAAGCATGTGGATATGAAAATGTTTATCTGCACGATGAAATTGTAAGAACCAAATGGACAAAGTTTGTTCCTGCAATGTCTGCACCTTATTTTCTTGGTCTATCTGGTCCTTGTGATGGCGTGGAATTTCCTTATCTGCAAAAGAAAGCAAATCCGATTGCAGAAATGAATGATGTTGCGAAAGGACGTAAGAAGATTTGTATTCGTTGGAAAGGCAATCCACAGTTTGAACATGATCAATTCCGTAGTGTTCCAATTGAAAAACTTCTTGATCTTGATAAGTTTGGTCAGTTGTTTTCATTACAGATTGAAGACAGTGATCTACCAAAAAATGCACCAGTATGGGATTTAAGTCATCTAATTCATGACTGGAATGATACTTATGATATCTTTGCAGAAAGTGATTTGGTGATTACATCTTGTACTGCAACTGCTCATCTTGCAGGTGCAATGGGCACAAAAGTGATTGTCCTTCCACCATTAGTTCCTTACATTACATGGGCATCTGACGATATCAAATGGTATGGTGATAACGTCACTGTATTGAAGCAGATGGAGTATAATAATTGGGATAAAACGATTGAGAGACTTTATGAGGTGGTAGAAAATGAATATTGAAACTTATAGTTTATTTCCAACAAACATTGTAAGAACTGACTTCAAAGGTTTTATTACACCTGAGGATCATTTCACAATGATGCAAAGTGTAGACATGTTGATTGAGAATGGTGTCTATACTGATAATGAACTTACGCCAAAGTATCAGACATCAGTAATCCTATTTCATGATGATGCACCACCAATCTGGCAGAAGTTAAAGAAAACATTCTATCAGGCATGTTCTAATTATCTTCAAGCAACACCTGGTTTTACTGGTAATCAAGATGCACTTGAATTCACTGGTTCTGGTGCATGGTGTTATAAAGGATGGAAGGGACTTAATCAAACACAAACGAACCCATGGCATCATCATAACCCATCATTTCTTTCAGGTGTCTATTATCTAAAAGTCCCTGGTGATTGGTCTACGGGTGGTACAGAATTTCATGATCCAAGAACTGCACCAGCACAAGCAACACAAAATCAATGCATAGCACCACAGGAATATACTTGGATTATCTTTCCTGGTTGGTTATCGCATAAAAGCAATTATGTAGATACTGAGGATCCACGTTATGTAATTGCAGCAAATATGTATGTAAAGGTACGATGAAAAGAGCAATTTTTACTTTCTATAATTTTTCAATCGATCCAGAAGTAATTAGACTTCAACAAGAAGTCATTCAAAAATTCAATCACACAGCACAGTTTCTTCCACTATGTTCACAAACACGCGGGGAAGAAGTCATGCATCCACAAGCCGTTGACTATGGACTGAATGAACTATTCGTCAATCAGCAATGTGATACGGTTCTTCTGTTGGATGTTGATTGTATTCCAGTAAATCAATATGCACTGGAATATACATTTGATCAAGCAGAAAAAGGAAAGTTAGTGGGTAATGCACAAATTGGTGCTCATCTACAAAATCCAGAACACATGTATGTTGCTCCTTCTGCTTTTTGTTTAACTAGACAAATGTATGAAGACTTTGGTAGAATGACTGTGCAACCAGATCACATCAATGCTGATACCTGTGGATATTATACAATTGAAGCAGAAAAGCGTGGACTTGAAGTAGAATTCTATATGCCCACACACTTTCAACGTCGTCCAAGAAATACAGTTTGGGATTTAGGTCAAGGTCGTGGTGAATTTGGTATTGGTACAACGTATTCAAATCATCTTGGTGTGAATATGTTCTATCATCTATTTGAAAGTCGTTTGAATGTCTACAATTGCCTCTTCTATGATAAATGCGATGAACTACTGAAATGACTTATACTTACCTAGATGCTTGTGTAGAAAATCCAAGAACAGTTGATCTTGGAAATGATATGTATGCAATTGAATTCTGGAAACCAGAATTCTGCAAAGAACTGATTAACATCGCAGAAAGCATTGGTGGGTTTTCTAGTGTTCCTGGTGATCCTGTTTATGGTCAAGAACTACGTATTACACAAATCAGTGACTTGTTTTATAAGAACTATTGTGAACACTGGAAACGTGTAGTATCCCCATTTCTAGATGAAAAGTTTGGTCTTCCAAGTGAACAATGGTTTACTGGTTGGAAAGTTCCATTCATCATTAAGTATTCAATGGACAGTCAACGTTCATTAAGAATTCATGCTGATGATAGCTTGATTACTGGTACAATCAGATTGAATGATGAATACACTGGTGGTGAACTGATTTATCCACGTCAGAATTTTAGTAATAAAGATGTACCTGTGGGAACAATGATCATTGCCCCATCCATTGTGACGCATTTGCATTATAGTAGTGAACTTCAAAGTGGTATGAAGTATTCGTTTGTATCATGGACAAAACTAAATAAGAAAGATAACGGGATTAACTTCGCAGAAGTCTAATGGGAATAAGACAAAACACTTGGAACCTAGGTGGACATTATGACTTAACCAATAGTGGGCAGAATGCTTATGTTGGAAGTATTTTATTATTTGCTTGGGGTGGTAATGGACTTGGGCAATTAGGACAAAATGCTAGAGCATATCGTTCATCACCAGTTCAAATTCCAGGAACACAATGGAATACAATTTCTGCGACTTATTATATGACACTAGCGACAAAAACCGATGGAACTTTATGGACATGGGGTAGAAACCAATTTGGACAATTAGGACAAAATAATACAACATATCATTCATCACCAGTTCAAATTCCAGGAACACAATGGAGTTTGGCTACTGGAGGGGCTTTTCACACAGTGGCGACTAAAACAGATGAAACTTTATGGGCATGGGGATACAATCAATATGGTAATTTAGCACAAAACAACAAAGTAAATTATTCATCACCAAGACAAATTCCAGGAACACAGTGGTCTCGCATTGCTAGTAGTAATTATCAATCGCTATTAGCAACCAAGACTGATGGAACGTTGTGGTCATGGGGATATAATTATAATGGAGTGTTGGGACAAAATAATACGATAAATCGTTCGTCACCAGTACAAATTCCAGGAACACAATGGAATAAAGTTTCTGTTGGTAGATATCATATGCTAGCAACCAAAACTGATGGAACTTTATGGACATCGGGTCGTAATAATCGAGGACAATTAGGACAAAATGATAGAACATATCGTTCATCACCAATTCAAGTCCCAGGAACACAATGGAATTCGATTGCTAGTAGTAATTATCAGTCATTAACAACAAAAACTGATGGAACTTTATGGTCATGGGGATTTAATAGTAGTGGACAATTGGGACAAAACAATCAAACATATTATTCATCACCAGTACAAATTCCAGGAACACAATGGAATAATATTCAAGCTTATTATCTAACTAACATTGCCACAAAAACCGATAGTACGTTATGGGCATGGGGAGGTAACAGTTTTGGACAATTAGGACAAAATAATCTAACACAATATTCATCACCAGTACAAATTCCAGGGACATCATGGAATTCGATTGCTAGTGGTGCTTATCATTCATTAGCAATCCAACAACAATAATAAATACATCAAACAACATTCTTCATTATGCAACAACTTCATTACTGTCTGGGACTGCCCAGAACTTGCTCATCAGTGATCATGAACATCCTGAATGAGAACCCAAGATTTTTCACAACTGGTACTTGTCCATTACCTTATCTTGTAAGTGCTTGCAGAGACATTTCCACGCAAGTCAGCGAGTTCATTGCACTAGACAAAGACGTTCTTAACGATGCATATCTAAACTTTCTGCGACAAGGATTTCGTGGATGGTTTGAGACAATGACTGATAAACCAGTTGTTATATCCAAGTCAAGAGTATGGGCAGAATATCTAACCCATACTTTCGCACTTAATCCAAATTCAAAGTATCTGTATATTGTAAGAGATCTTAGGGACATTATTTGTTCTTTTGAGACACTACTGCATAAGTATCCCAATATCATCATTGGAGATACCCAGATGCCCTTCCAGCACAATACATTTGAGAAGCGAATGGAATTGTACTGTACGGATGGAATGGCGAACCTAGGGCGTCCTTTACACATGCTTCCACATGTTGTTGAAGTCGCACAAAAGCATCCAGATAACTTCTTCTTCCTGAGACACGAAGACTTCAACGAAAATCCAAGAGGAACATTCCAGCTGATTTATCAATGGTTAGGTGAAGAATATTTTGAACATGATTTTGAAAATATTCCTAAACCTGATTACTATGAGCACGATACTGTTTATCGTTCCATGGTAACGCACAAGACAGGAACAAAACTGAAAAAGTTAGAACCACGTTGGCCAAAGATGATGACGCCTGAACAGTCACAATTGGTCATTCAAAACAACCTAACATACTATCAACAGTTCTATCCTGAACTTGTATGAATTTTTTGAATTCTTATGAAACCATTGTGGAGAGTGCATACATCATCACCCTTCCAGGCAATGAAACATCAGAAAAACTTACACAGCAATGTGTTGCATCCTGTGAAGCAGTAGGACAACCCTACAAACTTTGGGAAGGATTTAATGGACGTTCTGGGGAAATACAAGTACCCAAGCACCTAGAAGGTCAAGCGTTCATTAACTTTTTACGTCTTCATAATCAATTGATGACGCCAACACAAATTGCTGTGTTTTACAGTCACTATTCACTGTGGTGTCTTTGTGTAGATATTGATCGTCCTATTGTAATTCTTGAACATGATGCAGTGATGGAAAAACCATATCTGTTTCATAAGTATTACAACAATATCGTTTACCTTGGTTCAAGTGAGCAGAAGTTTCAAGGAGCAGAAGTCATTTCCATTCCACCCCATGCAACAGATCATAATGGTATGTGGAGATTTATTTGTAGAGCACATGCTTATGCGATTGATCCAGCAGTTGCGAAGAATATGATTTCTTATGTAATTCAACAGGGAATTACTACAACACTAGACGTAATTCTTCGTGCTGATATTGTTCCAATTGTGCAAGAAGGTATCTATGCTTATGATCATAATCATGGTCTTTCAACAATTCATAAGGAGTGGATATGAATACACTTGATGTACAGAAAGTCAAGAAAGAACTTCCAGTTTTTACAACTATTCTTGAAGATCATGTTGAATTAAACAGATACTTAAAGCAGGTTATTATTGAGCATCGGCAGTTGCATCCAGAAACTAATGAAAGTAATGTTAAAGCCTGGCATTCTAGTTGGGTTACCCATAAAGAAAATCCAAAGTTTCAACCATTCATTGAATTAGTTTTAAGTGCTTGTTCTTTTGTGTCCAAAGGATATTTTGAACAAGACATGAAGTTTAAGTGCTTCAATATGTGGGCAATGCAGTATGAAAAGGGTGAATATGCAGTCAGGCATTCACATTATCCTTCTGACTTTGCATGTGCATATTATGTGGATGTAGAACCAGGATGTTCACCGATTGTCTTTGAGGGGGACTTGAAAGTTTATCCAAAAAATGGTATGCTGGTATTATTCCCAGCACTATTGCATCATGAAGTTCCACCAACTGATGCACGAAGAATGGTTATCTCTATGAATATTGATAAAGAATATGTCTAACTCAATAGAAAATCCAGTTATTATTGCACATGATGCACCGATCATTAATCCTTATGAAGGATTTGATTATACTCAATATCCTTTTGATATTGGTGCTTTCTGGGAATATTTTGGCGGAAGAGTTCCAACTAATACTTTTGAAGATTGTCATCCTGTTTTTGAACGTTTAATTGCAGAAATTAAACCACAATTAATTCTTGAAGTTGGAACTTATAAGGGTAAGAGTGCATTGCACATGGCTAATTTGACCAAGAAGTATCAAATACCTGCAAAAGTGGTTTGTATTGATACTTGGTTAGGTTCTGCTGAACATTATTTTTCTGAAGATTTGAAGCGACTAAATGGATATCCAACACTGTATTATCAGTTCCTTGCAAATGTAATACACACAAACAATCAAGACGTGATTGTGCCCATTCCACTGGATAGTTTCAGTGAGTATCGCATTCTAAAAGAGAATGGTACAAAGGCAGACATGATCTTTATTGATGCTGGACACTTTTATGAAAGCGTTGCGCTAGACATTAAATTGTACTGGGAACTACTGAAACCAGGTGGCGTCATGCTTGGTGATGACTATTGTGAAAAAACATGGCCTGATGTTGTTCGTGCTGTTCATGAGTTCTTTCCCAATGATCAGGTTTATGTTGATGATGGGAAGTGGTGGGTATATAAAAAAGTAGAACCCGTAAGTGTTCCAAATAAATCTTGGAGTTGGTGATGTTTAATCATATTCATTTGAAAAATCCTGGTGTTACAACCAGTACTTTACCACCACATGTCTTTCAAGAAGTCATGAAAGAAGTAAAGGAAGTTGAGCAGCGTGATGATGGTTATTTTAAAATGAACAATCAACTTGCAGGTCAAATCGCAAGGGAATATCAACTTCAAAAATCACAGGCAGTCATGAACCCATTTCTAGAAGAGATGGCGAGGGAATATGGTAAGCACTTTGACTATTATCCAAACTATGATTTCAAGGTTGAAAGTTTGTGGGTGAATTATCAGAAGAAGACAGAATACAATCCAATTCATAATCATGATGGGATGCTAAGTTTTGTCTGCTGGATGCAAATTCCCTATCGTCTTCAAGATGAATACAGTGTGCAGCACAGTCAGAATTCAAGTCTGAAAGCAGCATCTACATTTCAATTTGTCTATTCCAGTATTCTTGGAAACATCATCAATGAAAAATTAGAAATTGATCAAGACTGGGCAGGACGTATTGTAATGTTCCCAAGCAAACTTCTTCACACAGTTTATCCTTTCTTTACAAGTGATGACTATCGTATTTCAGTCGCAGGAAATATTTCATGAAGAAAATTATTCATGTTGTTAATATCAATAACTTCTTTCCAGAACTTTTTGCACTGACTTTTCCTACCATACAAGACTATGCACAAAGGAATGGTTATGAAATCAATCTGATTACACAAAGAAAGTTCCCTGATTTTCATATCAACTATGAAAAGATGCAAGTCTGGGAAGATGGAAAGGATGCTGATATTAATCTTCTTGTTGATGCAGATGTATTAATTCATCCTGGGTTTCCTGATGTGATGAATATTGTTCCACCACATCACATTGGATTTAATGATAATTATCATGCAAACACAAAGTTTCATACCAATCATTACTTTCTTCGTGATGGACGTAATGTGGGTATTGCATCTAACTTTGTGGTGTCTTATCGGTCAACACATGATGTCTGGGAACCACTAACAATCACTGCTGCACAAGGACGGCGAATTACTTTTGTGCGTGAAGGTGATATTGATGAATACTGTTTGTCTCATAACATGGCGAAGTATGGGTTACGATACACTGGAATTACATGGGAAGCCTGGCAGCGTGAGTTCCTTATACATACTGGAACAGGTGATAAAGCACTTGCATTACAAATGGCTCATGAAGCATTAGCAAAATGGACCCAATTGTAAACATAGATTTCTTTGCTGTTCTTGCAAAGAGAATCGCAAATCAAGATTATTCTAAACAATCAATCGAAGCAGGAATAGAAGTTCTTCAATTTGCAAGACAACTATTTCCAAGCAAAGAAGATCAGAGAAGATTTGACTGGGAAGTTGGACATTTGGCAATGCAAATATCTGATTTCAAACAACAACTTAAAATACTTCACAATGAGAGGAGATATTTTTTATGGGGAGCATATTGCTTAAAGTATAATAAACCATTATGGAATAATAATTTTAAGATAGGTGATACTATTCTTATGGTTGGAGAAGGTGGTATTGGAGATGAAATATTTGCAGCAAAGTTCTCATATAACTACAAAACTTTAGGTTTAAATGTTATCTTCGCAACTAATTATCATCCATCAAAGAATATACTTTCCAGAGTTCCAAGTATCGATAAAGTAATTCATATTGATGACATCCCCAATGAAATCTATGATTATTGGATTCCTGCTGGAGAAACTGCAATTGCACTAAACTTAGATCAGAAAGATATTCCCAATCATCAATATCTCTTTGCCTCTGAAGAATATTTAAAAAAATGGAAACAGATTATACCAGAAAGTAATAAGTTAAAAGTTGGTGTGAGGTGGTCTGGAAGTAAAACTTATGAAGTTGCTGCGAAAACAATCATACCATTTTCATTTTTTGATCAACTTACGTCTCTAGAGAATGTTGAATTTTACTCAATTCAAAGAGATGATGGAATTGAAGATATACTACCAGATACCAAAATCATTCCTCTTCATGATAAACTAGATACATGGGATGATACTCTTGCTGCTATTTCACAATTAGATGTTGTAATTAGTAGTTCTACATGTATTCCTATTATAACAGATGGTCTAAATAAAGAAACTTGGATAGTTGTACCTACTTTTTGTTATTGTTTATGGGTTGGTGATGAAACTTCAAGTCACTGGTTTGGAGATAACTTTAAAGTTTACAGACAATCAAAATTTGAAAGTTGGAAAGAACCATTTGAAAAAGTAAAGAATGATTTAAATGAACAATCAATTTAGAAAAAATCTAATCGTCGTTGATAACTTTTACGAAAATCCCGATGCAGTGCGTCAGTTTGCATTAGGCGTGGACTATGAACAAGGTGGTGGAAGGAATTGGCCAGGTCGTGATAGTATTGATGAACATGGTAAGGAAGATCTTATCAGAATGGTCAGTGAAATTGTAGGACAGAAACTGACTACAAAGTCGTGCAATAAATGTTCTTATTTTCGTAGGACCAAAGTAGGAGAACACGGAACCCAGGACATTCACTTTGATCCAAATCCAGGATTAGTCTGGGCAGGTATCATTTACTTAACACCAACATTTCATCCAACTGGTGGTACAAAGTTCTGGAAGCACAAGGAATTTGGATGGGAATTTGCACCAACACAAGAACAAGCAGCAAGATGTGGTGTACAATCACAACAAGATATGGTAAACTTCTTTAATACTGACGGTAAAGATCGCAATAAGTGGATTGAAACTGATAACATTTCATTCAAATACAATCGTCTTGTGATGTTTAATCCATTCATGTTTCATTCAAATGGTGAATGGTTTGGTACAGATGATCAGTCAGCAAGATTAGTTCAACTTCTATTTTTCCATGCAGCATAAAATCGCAATCTTTTATCATCTGTATCAGACAGATACTGCACAGTTCATCTATCAACAACAGATGCATCGTTTATATACATCTGGACTGGTTGATGCTGCTGAGTTTATTCATATTGGTATCAGTGGACAGCATGAATTGTTTTCTAAACCAAGAAATGCAAGAGTTCAATACAATGAATTCACTGGGGATGAAGGTGGAACAATGGTTTCCATGATGGAATTCATCAAAGAAAATCCTGACTATAAAGTCATGTTCTTTCATGGAAAAGGTGCAAGTAAAAATGATATGTACCATCCACAACTTCAAGCATGGCGATTGTTTATGGAATACTATGTGATTGATAAGTGGAAGCAATGTTTAGTGCATTTGGATGACTACAATTGCGTCGGTGTTAAGGTCAGGGAAAAACCATTACCCCATTTTAGTGGAAACTTCTGGTGGGCAAATGCAGACTATCTACAAACACTGGATCATGATATGTTGTTTACACGCGGATTTGAAAGTAAAGTAGACCGTGAACTATGGATTGGAACAGGAAACTTCAAACCAAAAGACTTACACCCAGTTGATATTAATTTAAGTATGCACGGAACGATTTATACCGAAGACAATTATCTATGATTAACACCTTTGATTATCCAAAACTACATGAAGAGTTTGTGAGTGCTAAACCATTCTCTCATGCAGTGATGGATAATTTTTTTGATGAAGAAACAGCACTCACATTAAGTCATGAGTTTCCTGATTATCAATCAAACATATGGCATGTTTATGATAATCCACTAGAGAAAAAGAAAACATGTAACTCCTGGAATCTATTTTCAAAAAATCTTTACACTACTTTCTGTTATCTAAATTCTCCTGAATTCATATCAAAACTTAAGAAGATCACTGGTATTAAAAAACTTTATCCTGATGTTGGATTGCATGGTGGTGGATTGCACATTCATGGATGTGGTGATAAACTGAACGTCCATCTTGATTACTCCATACACCCAAAACTTAAATTGCAAAGAAAACTTAATCTAATCATTTATCTTGGTGAAAACTGGAACCCAGAATGGGGTGGACAATTAGAACTTTGGTCTTCAGATAAAAAACAGTGCATCACATCTATTGATACTTTGTTTAATCGTGCAGTCATTTTTGATACAACACAGAATTCTTATCATGGATTACCCAATCCTCTGTCTTGTCCACAGGATTATTATCGTAAGAGTTTAGCAGTTTATTATCTAACTGATCCACCAAAAAATTGTCCAACACATTCAAAGGCAATTTACATTCCAACAGAAGAACAAAAAAACGATCCTAAAGTTCAAGAAATCATTCGCAAAAGAGCAAGTATGATGACTGCAAGTGAGGTTTATCGAACATGAAAGTATTTGTAAATGGTACTTTTGATGTACTTCATAGAGGTCATTTAGAACTTTTAAATTTTGCAAAATCATGTGGTGATTATTTGATCGTTGCAATTGACACTGATGATCGAGTCAAAGAAAAGAAGGGTTTAACACGACCAATATATACTCAAGATGAAAGAAAATTCTTCTTAAATATGTTAAAACCTGTAAATCAGGTTGAAATATTTTCAACTGATGAAGAACTAGAAGAATTGATAAAAGGTTTCAATCCTGATATAATGATTGTGGGTTCTGATTGGAAAGATAAACCAGTTATTGGTTCTCAGTATGCAAAGAGATTAATTTTTTTTGATAGAATAGATGACTACTCAACAACAAACATCATTCAAAGTATTATTAATTGGAGATAGTTGCACTGATAAGTATGTTTATGGTGAAGTAAAGAGACTTAATCCAGAGGCACCTGTCCCTATTTTGAATTATAAACGAACTGAAGTACGTGAAGGAATGTGCTGGAATGTTTATAATAATCTTTGTGCATTTGGTTTAGAAGTTTATATGTTAACAAATAAAGAAAAGATAGTAAAGACCAGATATATTGATGAAAAAACAAATCAACAGATTCTGAGACTGGATGAAGAAGTCAAAGTTGAATCAATGACTTATGATATTCCAAAAGAAAAGTATGATGCAATTGTAGTCAGTGATTATAATAAAGGATTTGTAACGTCAGATAAACTATTTCATATCGTTTATAATGCAAAATGTCCTGTTTTCATTGATAGTAAGAAAAGTAATCTACCAACATATAATTGCTACATCAAGATTAATGACCTTGAACATCAGAAACTCAAGGGTTCATACAACAATCTAATCATTACTCGTGGTGCCTCTGGAGCAGAATATGAGGGCGTCCTATATCCAGGTGAAAAAGTCAGCGTTTATGACGTTGTGGGGGCAGGAGACACTTTCTTAGCTGCCCTTACCTACGGATACCTAAAATATGGTAGAATAGAGAACGCAATCCCATTTGCAAATAAGGCATCAGCGATTGCTGTATCTCATCCAGGAACTTATGTACTAAACCAAAATGATGTTGAAAGTTTACGTAATTGATATTGACGGTACAATCTGCAATAAAGATTTGTGTCGCAATGATTGTGATTATCATACTAGTGTCCCCAAACTAGATCGAATTAAACAAATTAATTCTCTGTATGATCAAGGACACACAATCAAATACTTTACTGCGAGAGGAATGGGAAGACACAAAGACTCTAGAATTTTGGCGCATAAAGAGTTCTATGATCTAACTCATTTGCAATTAAAATCTTGGGGTTGTAAATTTCATGAACTTATTTTGGGTAAACCAAGTGGTGATATATACATTGATGATAAAGGTATGAATGCAGATGACTTCTTCAATTGATATTATTTCTAAAGGATGGGGATTTGAAAAAGTAATTTGTAATTCTCCGGAATATTGTGGTAAACTTTTATATTTTATTAAAGGTAAGAAGTGTTCATGGCATTATCACAAACTTAAAGACGAAACCTTTTATATTCAGTCAGGCAAAATTCTTTTGAAATATTATGATGAAGACGATATTGCCTTTGCACATGATATTATTCTGAATAAAGGAGATAGTTTTCACGTTTATCGTGGATTACGTCATCAAATGTTTGCTCTCGAAGACACGGAACTATTTGAGTTCTCTACGCAACATTTTGATGATGATAGTTATAGAGTCATAATTGGAGATACTCTTTAACTGATTTAAACTGATAATCAAACAAATTATTAGCACAGGTATAAGTTTGATATTTACCCACAAGATGGTCTGGAAATGGAATGTATTCTATTTCACCATCTTCTTTTTGTGCAATGAATTCAGCAACTTCTTGAAAACTAATTGGTTTACCAGTCCCCAAGTCATAAATTCCAGACGGTGCTTCATTATTCAAAACAATATTTACAATATCATCAACGCATATAAAATCGCGCAGAAACTTATCAGAACCTTCAAAAAGTTTTAGTTTACCAGTTTCTCTTATTTGTTTTGTAAATTTTGAAATTGGTGATGCTTGATCTTCCTTATGATCTTCTCCTATACCATATACATTAAAGTATCTAAATCCTTGAATAGAAGAAAACCTGTCTAGATTATCTTGCACAAAATAATCAATCTGCAACTTGGTGATTGCATAATAATTCAATGGATTAATTTGTCCATTTGTGTTTCCATAAACAGATGCAGATGATGCATACTTGACTGGAATTTGATATTGAATTGCACGTTCAAATAATTGCAAAGTGAACTCAACATTATGATGATGTAGAGTACGAATGTTGCGTTCTGTTGTTGATGAAATTGCTCCTTGATGAAGAATTAAAGAGACTTCATTCCAACGATCAAAGGAGGATAAGAATCTAAAGCAATCATCTTTTTCAACTTCAATGACTGGTTCTTGAAGACACGAAAGAAAGTTTTGTCCAATAAAACCTTTTGATCCAGTAAGAATTATCATTGTTTTTGATTAATTATAACAGCAATAAATAATAAAAGCAACTAGAAGTATAATAGTTATAATGTCTGTAACTAAAGCTCAACTCTTATCCCCAGTAGGAATTGTTACTGCATCAGGCGTAAATGTAAGCGGTACGATTACTGCTACTAGTTTTTCAGGTAGCGGTGCAAATTTAACTGGGGTTGGCGTTACAGCAGGGGCAAGTGTTAATACATCAGGTATTATTACAGCAGTTAGTTTTTCTGGTGATGGAAGTAATTTAAGTGGTATTGGTATTGGATCTACTGCAAATGTTGCTACAACAGGAATTATCACAGCATCAAAGTTTTCTGGAAGTGGTATCGGATTAACAAACATTGGTGGACCTATCGCAGGATTGGTTTATAGTCCACCCATTGGTGCTACGGGTATTGGTTCATTATCCAATATTTCAATTACATTCAGTAAACCAATTCAAGCAGGTGTTGGTACAATTACTTTAAGAACTGATAGTGCGACTGGTTCAATTATTGAAAGTTTTGATGTTGGAACAAGTTCCTCTATTAGTATTAGTGGAGCAAAACTGATTATTGACCCAACAAGTAATCTAGGTGCAGGTACAACGCATTATGTTGTAATTCCAGCAGGAGCACTGAAAGATACTTATGCTGGTATTTCAAGTAATGTAGGTATTACCAGTTATTATTTTAGAACACAACAAATTGATTATTCTTTATTTGCATGGGGGTATAATGTTCTTGGGGCATTAGGACAAAATGATACTACAACTCGTTCATCACCAATACAAATTCCAGGAACACAGTGGAATAAAGTTACTGATGGGTACTCAAGTTTACTAGCAACTAAAACAGATGGAACGTTGTGGGCATGTGGATACAATAATTTCGGTGAACTAGGTCAGAATGATCAAGTAAATTATTCATCACCAAGACAAATTCCAGGAACACAGTGGAGTTCTTTGGATGCAGATAATTATGTATTTTTAGCAACTAAAACAGATGGAACGTTGTGGGGATGTGGAAATAACGGTTATGCAGCATTAGGACAAAACAATCAAACATATTATTATTCATCACCAGTACAAATTCCAGGAACACAATGGAGATCTGTGCATGCTGGGGGTTTGCATACGCTAGCAACTAAAACTGATGGAACTTTATGGGCGTGGGGACATGCTCCCCAAGGACAACTAGGGCAAAATGATACAGTACCACGTTCATCACCAAGACAAATTCCAGGAACACAATGGAATACAGCTTCCGTTGGATATTATAGTTCAATAGCGACAAAAACCGATGGAACCTTGTGGGTTTGGGGCGATGCTTCTTATGGAGTTTTAGGACAAAATGATGTAGCAAATCGTTCATCACCAAGACAAATTCCAGGAACACAGTGGTCCGTAATTCAATCTGTATATCATGCTCAAGGATCAATGTTCGCAACTAAAACAGATGGAACGTTGTGGGCATGGGGATATAATTATCGGGCAATTCTTGGACAAAATGATATAACAGATCGTTCATCACCAAGACAAATTCCAGGAACACAGTGGAGATCTATAAGCAGCAGATATCGACATGTTGTAGCAACAAAAACTGATGGAACATTATGGGCATGGGGATCTAATGCTTTCGGTAAATTAGGATTGAATAATACAACATATTGCTCATCGCCGGTACAAATTCCAGGAACCACATGGAGTTCTATGGTTACAGCTGGTACTTTCAATTCATTCGCTATTAAAGAAACATCATCATAAATACCTAAAAAACGATAATGGCGTTAAACTTTCCTGATAGTCCTTCACTAAATGACTTATACACTGACCCAACAACAGGGTTTACATATCAGTGGAATGGTGAAGTATGGAAAAGTGCAGTATTATCAAATCCGGATTCAATCAAAGAACTTACAGATATTTCATCATCATTTAATGGTATAACAACATCATTTTCACTAGCAATATCAGGCAATTCAGTTACACCAACCAATGCACAACAACTAATTATTAATCTTGGTGGTGTAATTCAAAATGCAGGAAATGATTATACAGTTTCTGGTAGCACACTTTACTTCACAACACCACCATCATCAGGGCTTACATTCACTGGAATATTTGTTGGATCTGCATTAGCATTAAACACAGTATCATCTTATGCAGTAGAACCACAAGACTTAACAACAGGTGGTCCTTCATGGAATACTTCTGGTGATGTAAGAATTTCTGGTGTCGGTACAGTTTCTAATACTGGATCAGCAACCACAGCACTGTATGTTGCTGGTGGTGCTAGAATTACTGGTATTCTAACTGTTGGTTCATCAAGCGTCACAATCAATGGTGTTACTGATAGAATTAGTGTAGGAACTGGATTAACAATCAGTTCATCAGGTATCACTGCTGGTGTAATTACTGCGACAACATTCTATGGTGATGGTAGCAATCTAACAGGTGTTGGTGTTGGATCCACAGCAAACATCAATACAACTGGTATTATTACTGCATCATACTTCTATGGATCTGGTATTGGAATTACAAATGCAGGTCCATTAGGTAGAATTACACCAATTTCTTATTCACCTGCGATTGGTGCGACAAATCAAAGTCCTGATGTAAGTGTTGTAATTACTTTCAATAAACCACTGGTGGCTGCTGCCGGAACAATTACCATTAGAAGTGGAAGTGCATCAGGATCAATTGTTGAAAGTTTTGATGTTCAGACAAGCCCACTTTTAAGTATCAGTGGTGGTGTTCTTACAATTAATCCAACGGACTCAACAATTGGTACTGGAACAACTTATTTCGTTGTTGTACCTGAAAATGCATATAAAGATATTTTAGGTTCTTCTGGTAACGTAGGAATTACAACTTATAGTTTTACAACTGCAACACAATTCTTGCAGTTGTTTTCAACAGGTCAAAATCACACTGGACAATTGGGTCAAAATGATAGAACATATCGTTCATCACCAATACAAATTCCAGGTATTCAATGGTCTCGTATTTCTAGTGGTGCGGATTTTGGTTTTGGAATAAAAACAGATGGAACCTTATGGGCATGGGGCAATAATCAATCTTCTAGATTAGGACAAAATAGTACTACACAATATTCATCGCCAAGACAAATTCCTGGGACACAATGGAGTGAAGTTGGTGGCGCTTATAATATTGGAATAGCTAAAAAAACAGATAATACTTTATGGGTTTGGGGACAGAATAATAGAGGAAACTTAGGTCAAAATGATATAACTTATTATTCATCACCAAGACAAATTCCAGGAACACAGTGGAATACGTTTTCTTCATGCTATTTTACAATTTTTGCAACTAAAACAGATGGAACTTTATGGTCATGGGGAAGTAATCAGTACGGAGAATTAGGTATCAATCTTAGTGGTCAATATCGTTCATCACCAACACAAATTCCAGGAACACAATGGGGATCTTTGGGTGGGGGAGGATATCATATGTCGGCAACAAAAACTGACGGAACTTTATGGGCATGGGGTTATAATGGAAATGGAAATTTAGGTCTCAACGATACCGCAAATCGTTTATCACCTGTTCAAGTTCCAGGAACACAATGGAACAATACTGTATCTGTAAATTATGTGGGAATGTTCACTAGAAGTAATGGGACATTGTGGTCTTGTGGTTATAATAACTTTGGTGCATTAGGACAAAATGATAGAACACAATACTCATCACCAAGACAAATTCCAGGAACACAGTGGGATATATCATTAGTTGATGGTTCTTCAAGTGCATTCCATACAATAGCGAAAAAAACAGACGGAACATTATGGATGTGGGGTCAAGGTTCTACTGGACAATTAATACAAAACAGTCCAATAGATCTTTCATCGCCAGTTCAAGTTCCAGGAACACAGTGGACACGCGCAGCCACAGGGTATAGACATTCCTTCGTAATGAAATCAGTAACATAAATACCTAAAAAACGATAATGGCGATAAATTTTCCTGATAGTCCATCGTTAAATCAAATTTTCAATGATACAACATCTGGTTTTAGTTTCCAGTGGAATGGTGAAGTATGGAAAAGTTATGTAGATCCAACGATTGGTAATACAACCAAACTAGATGATATCAGTGCTTCATTTAATGGAAGCACACAAACCTTTGCACTTACAGTTAATGGAACTGCTGCAACTGCTGATTTAGATCCAGCAAAAATTCTACTTAGCTTAGGTGGTGTAGCACAAAACCCAGTAGAAGACTATACAATCAGTGGTACAAACATTACATTTACCACTGCACCTGCGAATGGTCTTACATTTTTCGCAGTTATTTTAGAAACAGGTATATCAAAAGACTATATTTCTTCTGGTATCATTGGTCCAACAGGTCTTTCAACTGGTGGATTTTCTTGGAACACTGGTGGTGATTTATACATCAGTGGTGTTGCGACAGTTGCAAATACAGGTACAGCAACAACAGCATTATATGTTTCAGGAAATGCTAGAATTGCTGGTATTCTGACTGTTGGTTCTTCAAGTATTACGTTTGATGGTACAAATAATAGAATTACTGGAACAGGTATTACAATTAGCAGTGGTGGTATTGTAGCAAGCGCAATCACTGCGACCAGTTATTCTGGTGATGGTGCAAATCTTACTGGTGCAGGATTAGGTCCAACAAGTAACATCAACACCACAGGTATCATCACTGCATCTAAATTCTCTGGTGATGCAACATACTTAACTGATATTGGTGGTGTAATTCAAGGTATTGTTTATAATCCTACTGTTGGTGCAACTGGTATTGCAGCCACAACAAACATTGATATTACATTTAACAAACCAATCAAAGCAGGTATTGGAACGATTACATTAAGAACTGATAGTGCATCAGGATCAATTGTTGAAAGTTATGATATTACTTCAAGTAATCGTCTTACAATCAGCGGTGCGAAGTTAACAATTGACCCCACTAGCAATTTAGGTGCAGGTACAACGCACTTTGTTGTAGTTCCTGCTGGTACAGTCAAAGACTTGTTTAATACTGGTAGCAATGCTGTAATTGATACTTATAGTTTCACGACACAATCTTTTACCCTGTTTAGTTTTGGAAGAAATCCCAATGGACAATTAGGACAAAATGATACAGTAAGACGTTCATCACCAACACAAATTCCAGGAACACAATGGAGTTATATAAACTCTGCAAACTATCATTCATTAGCAACAAAAACTGATGGAACTTTGTGGGCATGGGGATCTAATGCTTTCGGTAAATTAGGATTGAATAATACAACATATTGCTCATCGCCGGTACAAATTCCAGGAACATCATGGAGATTTATTTCTTCTGATTATAACACCACAATAGCAACTAAAACCGATGGAACTTTATGGGCATGGGGAAATAATGGTGCCGGAGAATTGGGACAATCTAATACATACAATCGTTCATCACCAATTCAAATTCCAGGAACACAGTGGGGAAATATATCTGCGACTGCAAGTGATACATTTGCAACTAAAACCGATGGAACATTATGGTCATGGGGATATAATAGTTATGGTCAGTTGGGACAAAATGATAGAGTAAATCGTTCATCACCAATACAAATTCCAGGAACACAGTGGAATAATATACAAACAGGATTCTATTCTACATTTGCAACTAAAACCGATGGAACTTTATGGGCATGGGGATATAATCATAGAGGACAACTGGGACAAAATAATACAACATATCGTTCATCACCAGTACAAATTCCAGGAACATCGTGGAATTCTATAGGTGGTTTTCTTCAACATTTTTTAGCAACAAAAACCGATGGAACATTATGGTCATGGGGATATAATAATGCCGGAAGATTGGGACAAAATGATACAGCATTTCGTTCATCACCAGTTCAAGTTCCAGGCACACAATGGAGTTCTATAAGTGCTGGTGGTCAACATTCACTAGCTACTAAAACTGATGGAACTTTATGGGCATGGGGTAGAAATTATTTTGGAGAACTTGGAGCAAATACCTCTGGTTCAGCAGCATATCGTTCATCACCAATACAAATTCCAGGAACATCTTGGAGTTCTGTTTCTGCTGGTTATCAAAGTTCATCAGCAATCAAATCACAATAAATACCTAAAAAACCATGAGCCAGTCTAATGCACAACTTGTAGCACCAGTTGGAATATTCACTGCATCAGGTATCAATGCATCTGGTGTTGTAACTGCTACTAGTTTTTCTGGTGATGGTTCACAATTACAAGGTGTTGGTGTAGGAACCACAGGAAGTATCAATTCATCTGGTATTGTTACTGCATCTGCTTTTTATGGTAATGGTGCTAATCTAACTGGTATTACACTGATTGGCCCAACAGATAATTATACAACAACAGGTATCATCACTGCTGGTTCTTTTTATGGTGATGGTATTGGTATCACAAATATTGGTGGTCCTTTAAGTCCAATCATTTATTCACCTGGTATTGGTGTAACAAACATAAGTAATGATACGAATATTGTTATCACATTCAACAAACCAATCGCAGCGGCAGCAGCAACAACAGGTATTTCAACAATTACTTTAAGAAGCGGTAGTGCATCAGGAACGATTGTTGAAAGTTATGATATTGCGAATGTTGCTGCTGGATCTAGCGTAAGTATTAGTGGTGCTGTTCTTACAATTAATCCAACGGACTCAGTAATCAGTGCTGGAACAACTTTTTATGTTGTTATACCTGCTGGAACATTACAAGACACAATTGATACAAGCGATAATACTGGAATTACAACTTATAGTTTTACAACTGCGGCACAGTATTTGCAGTTGTTTGGGTGGGGAAATAATCAATATGCTGAATTGGGTCTTAATGATGTAATATTACGTTCATCACCAACACAAATTCCAGGAACACAGTGGAATTCTGTAAATGGTGGTAATGAACATTCATTAGCAACAAAAACTGATGGAACCTTATGGTCATGGGGTTATAACCGTGGAACTTTAGGTATAAATGACGTTATACCACGTTCATCACCGGTACAAGTTCCAGGCACACAATGGAGTTCTATAAGTGCTGGTAGTCATTTATTTGCAACTAAAACTGATGGAACACTGTGGACATGGGGTGGTAATTTACTTGGACAGTTAGGACAAAATAACAGAGTAGATTATTCATCACCAACACAAATTCCAGGAACACAATGGAATTTTATAAATGCTGCACTTGGTATTTCACTAGCAACAAAAACTGATGGAACTTTATGGGTATGGGGAGGAAATGGAAATGGACAATTAGGATTAAATAATAGAATAGGTCGCTCATCACCAACACAAATTCCAGGAACCCAATGGAATAAAATTGCTGGTTCTAATACACTTGCAGTAGCAACCAAAACTGATGGAACACTATGGGCATGGGGTCGCAATTATCAGGGACAATTAGGACAAAATAATACAACATATCGTTCATCACCAACACAAATTCCAGGAACATCATGGAATTCTGTAAGTGCTGATAGTGTTACTACATTAGCAACCAAAACTGATGGAACTTTATGGTCATGGGGTTATAATTATCTGGGAAATCTAGGACAAAATAATACAGTACAATATTCATCACCAAGACAAATTCCAGGAACACAATGGAATGCTATTAATTATGAAAACGGGATTAGTTTTGCAACAAAAACTGATGGAACTATGTGGGCTTGGGGTCGAAATACTTATGGACAATTGGGATTAAATAATACAATAGGTCGCTCATCACCAACACAAGTTCCAGGGACACAGTGGACATCTTCAATTTCTTCGGGCAATCATTCCTCATTTGCTATCAAAACAGTAACATAAATACCTAAAAAACAATGAGCCAGTCCAAAGCACAACTTACTAATCCATTAGGTCCTGTAAATTTAAGTGGTTTAAGTGCGACTGGGGTTGTAACTGCTACAACTTTCATTGGTAATGGTTCTGGTTTAACTGGAATTGCACTTACAGGAAACATCAATACAACAGGCATCATTACTGCATCTGCATTTTATGGTAGCGGTGCAAATTTAAGTGGAGCAGGATTAGGACCAACAAGTAATATCAATACATCAGGTATCATCACAGCAGGAAAGTTTTATGGTGATGGAAGTTTATTAACAGATATTGGTGGAGCATTTACACCATTAACTTATAGTCCTGGTATTGGTCAAACAAATGTAGGTGTATCATCAAACATCACCATTACATTTAATAAACCAATTAAAGTTGGAACTGGTACAATTACTTTAAGAACTGGAAGTGCATCAGGAACGATTGTTGAAAGTTTTGATGTTACTTCTAGTAGTAGACTTTCAATAAATGCAGGTGTTTTAACGATTAGTCCAACAAATTCACTTGCAGGGTTAACTACACATTATGTTGTGTTACCAGCAGGAACAATTAAAGATACTTATAATATTGATAGTAATACTTTAATTGATACTTATAGTTTTACCACACAGATATCTAATGTTCTCTTTGTTTGGGGGAATAATCTTTATGGAGACCTTGGACAAAATAATACAACACAATATTCATCTCCCGTTCAAATACCAGGAACGCAATGGAGTTCATTTTCTGCCCGCCATGTTACATTAGCAACAAAAACTGATGGAACCTTATGGTCATGGGGATATGGACAACAAGGTCAATTAGGACAAAATAATCTAACACAATATTCATCACCAGTACAAATTCCAGGAACACAATGGAATAAAATTAATGCAGAAGGTTATATAAATTCACTAGCAACAAAAACTGACGGAACTTTGTGGGCATGGGGATATAATATTGAAGGACAACTGGGACAAAATAATCGAGCGAATTATTCGTCACCACGACAAATTCCAGGCACACAGTGGAGTTCCATAAGTTGCGGTGGTCATACATTAGCGACCAAAACTGATGGAACCTTATGGTCATGGGGTTATAATTATGCCGGAAGATTGGGACAAAATGATACAGTAAGACGTTCATCACCAACACAAATTCCAGGCACACAATGGAGTTCTATAAGTGCTGGTGGTCAACATTCACTAGCTACTAAAACTGATGGAACTTTATGGGCATGGGGAAGTAATCATTTAGGTTACTTGGGACAAAATAATACAACATATTATTCATCACCAAGACAAATTCCAGGAACGCAGTGGAGTTCGGTTTCTGCTACTTATGGTGGAGGAAATCAGTCTGTTGCAACAAAAACTGATGGAACATTGTGGGCATGGGGTTACAATGGATATGGAACATTGGGACAAAATGATACTACAACTCGTTCATCACCAATACAAATTCCAGGAACACAATGGAATCTAATAGAAGGAGGTAATAACTTACTTCTCGCAACCAAAACTGATGGAACACTATGGATATGGGGATATGGACGTGAAGGAGCATTAGGACAAAATACTACAATAAACCTTTCATCACCAACACAAGTTCCAGGAACACAATGGAATTTCGTGAATGCTGGTGGTACCTACATTTCAGGTGGAATCAGATCATAAATATCTAAAAAACGATAATGGCGATAAATTTTCCTGATAGTCCATCGTTAAATCAAATTTTCACAGATGCTACATCTGGTTTTACCTATCAGTGGAACGGAACTGTTTGGATCAACTATAACTATACTGCACCAGCAAAGATCTTAGAACTTGATGATATCAAAAGTTCTTTCAATGGTTCAACACAAACCTTTGCGCTTACAGTATCAGGTTCTGCTGCTACACCAGTCAAAGCAGATCAGTTAATTATCAACATTGGTGGTATTACACAAAATCCAGGAACTGACTTTACTGTATCAGGAAGTAATATTACATTCACAACAGCACCAACAACAGGTCTTGACTTTTATGGTGTTCTGTTAGGTGGTTCAACAAGCTTATCAGCAGTATCATCAAATACAGTAAGACCGGATTCATTTACAACTGGTGGACCAACATGGAATTCATCAGGTGATCTAAAAGTATCTGGTGTTACAACGATTGCAAACACTGGATCTGCAAGTACAGCACTGTATGTTTCAGGAAATGCTAGGATCACTGGAATTGTAACAGTTGGATCATCAAGTATTACGATTGATGGTGCAAATAATTCAATTCAAGTTGGAACTGGTGCAACATTAAATGCATCAGGTATTACTGTTGGTATCATTACTGGTACATTCTATGGTAGTGGTGCAGGACTTGCGAATGTTGGTCTCGGAACACAAGGAAGTTTGAATACAACAGGTGTCATTACTGCGACAAGTTTCTATGGTGATGGTTCTGGTCTTACAAATCTTGGTGGTCCTTTACAACCACTGACGTATTCACCTAGTATTGGGCAAACAAATATTTCTGATGTACCAACAATCGTTGTTACATTCAACAAACCACTGAAAATTAATACAGGATCAATTACAATCAGAAGTGGAAGTGCATCAGGTACAATCATTGAAAGTTTTGATGTAACATCCAGTTCTGCATTAAGTATTAATGGTGGTGCTTTGACGATCACACCAACAGTTGCTTTAGGTGCTGGTACAACACATTTTGTTGTATTCCCTGCGGCAGCATATAAAGATACTTTTGAAAGTTCTTCAAGTGTTGGTATTACAACTTATAGCTTTGTAACTGCGACACAGTATTTGCAGTTGTTTGCATGGGGTTCTAATTCTAACGGAACATTAGGACAAAATAATATAACAAATCGTTCGTCACCAATACAAATTCCAGGTGTTCAGTGGGCACAAATTGATAGTTACTACCACACAGCAGCAACAAAAACTGATGGTACATTGTGGGTATGGGGATCTAATGGTAACGGTAAATTAGGATTGAATGATAGTGGAACAATAACTGCACGTTCATCACCAGTACAAATTCCAGGAACATCATGGAATTCTATTAGTCTTGGATATGCTCATTCATTAGCAACAAAAACTGATGGAACTTTATGGGCATGGGGATATAACGGATTGGGGGGATTAGGGTTAAATGATGTAGCCAATCGTTCATCACCAAGACAAATTCCAGGAACACAATGGGAAAATTTGGCTGGTGGCTTATATGAGACCCTTGCAACCAAAACTGATGGAACTTTATGGTCATGGGGTTATAATGCCCAAGGACAATTGGGACTTAATATTAATAACAATTATTTTTCATCACCAGTTCAAGTTCCAGGAACACAATGGAGTAGACCATATAGTGGATATACGTTTAGTGGAGCACTAAAAACTGATGGAACTTTATGGACATGGGGAAGAAATCAAAGGGGAAATCTAGGACAAAATAATACAGTACAATATTCATCACCAAGACAAATACCAGGAACACAATGGAGTGCAGCTTCATTCGGTTATTATCATATTTTAGCAACAAAAACTGATAATACTTTATGGGCATGGGGCAGTGAAGGAGATGGTTCTATCGGACAAAATGATAATGTGGTTTATTCATCACCAAGACAAATCCCAGGAACCCAATGGTCATTGACCCAAAATCGTGGTGGTGGATATTTTAGTTTAGCACTTAAAACTGATGGAACTTTATGGGCAGTGGGTGGAAGAAATGGAAGTGGTCATTTAGGTCAAAACGACGATATACGTCGTTCATCACCAACACAAATTCCAGGAACACAGTGGTCTTCATCATCACAAGCATATGCAATTGGATATGCAATCAAATCAGTATAACATAAATACTTAAAAAACAACAATGAGCGTACCTGCGGTCAATATTGTAATTGAAAAGGGAACTGATTTTGAAGCAATTTATAATGTAACAAACAATGATAGTTCTGTTTATTCATTAACCAATCAAACAGCAACTGCAAAAATTCGTAAGCATCCCACTGCATCATCTGTTAAATCATTTCAAACATCAATTACAGTCGCAACTGGTGAAATTAAAATCTCTATGGGTTCTACGGTAACCGCAGAACTTACAGCAGGACGCAATTATTATGATGTAATCTTAACTCATTCAGCAACTGGTAAAGTTGTAAAAATCTTTGAAGGAACAGCAATGGTTCACGATACGGTGTCTGTATGACTTACAAAGTATCAGTTTCAACCAATAGTTATTCTGTAAAACAGAAAGCAGCAGCAAACTTTAAAGTATCTGCAATTTTAGGTTCAGGAGCATCAGAAGTGGCTAACCTATCAGACTTATCAGACGTTGATGTATCTGGTCTTCAAGATAACTATGTGTTAATTTATAATGCAGCAGCAGGTAAATTTGTAGCAGAAAATCCAGATAATGTGCTTTCTAATGCGGTTACTGGTGGATTACCAAACACCATTATAAATGAACTAGATACTGCGCTTGATGATAAAATTGATTTGGATGGTGGTGCCTTTTAAAATAAATAAATAGTAAAAATAGTGTAAGAAAAGATGGCTGCTCCTGTATTACAGTTTAAGAGAGGTCTTCTTGCTAATCTCCCTGGTTTAAGGGCTGGTGAACCTGGATTTACAACCGATAGTTACGACCTTTATGTTGGTATTGATAGTACCACATCAAATAATAAGTTCTTTGGTTCACATAGATATTGGACGAAAAATACTGCATCTACAGGTAGTGGTGTAAACTTTGTAGAGGGTACAACTAACGGTACTGATTTCATTACCTTAAAGGCACCTGATAGTCTTTCAGGTATTACAACCTTTACACTTCCTGGTGCTGATGGTACGGCAAACCAAGCAATTGTAACCAACGGTTCTGGAACTTTAAGTTTCGCATCAGTTACAACAAGTGCAGGAACACTCACTGGTGCAGGTGCTGGCGTTACGACTTTCTTGGTTACTCCATCGTCATCAAACTTAGCTGCTGCAGTGACTGATGAAACTGGTACTGGAGCACTTGTATTCGCTAATACTCCAACACTGGTAACTCCTGTTCTTGGAACTCCTACATCAGGTACTCTTACTAACTGTACTGGATTACCTATCTCTACTGGTGTTTCTGGACTTGCTACCGGTGCTGCTACATTCTTAGCGACTCCTTCGTCATCAAACTTAGCTGCTGCAGTGACTGATGAAACTGGCACTGGAGCACTTGTATTCGCTAATACTCCTACGTTAGTAACACCTGTTCTTGGAACTCCTACATCAGGTACTCTTACTAACTGTACTGGATTACCTATCTCTACTGGTGTTTCTGGACTTGGTACTAACATCGCAACATTCCTTGCGACCCCTTCATCAGCAAACTTAGCTGCTGCACTGACTGATGAAACTGGTTCGGGTTCCGCAGTATTTGCAAACACACCAACACTGGTAACTCCAGTTTTGGGAAATGCAAGTGCTTCAAGTCTTAATATCTCTGGTATCACAACTACTGGTACTTTAGTTCTTAACGGAACTCCTGGTATTAGCATTACTGGAATTTCTTCAAGCGCCGCACTTGCAGAAAACAGCAATGCATATCTACCAACACAAGCAGCAGTTAAGGCATACATTGATGCAATTGATGTAGATGATGATCTTGGAATTGCTGGTGATAGTGGTACAGGAACAATTAATCTAGACTCACAATCACTCACTGTTGCTGGTACTGCAGGAGAGATTGAAACATCAGCATCAGGTCAAACAATCACCGTTGGACTACCTGATACTGTTATCGTTGGTACTGCACTTAGCGCACCAACACTGAAGACTGCAACCATTCAGCACAGAAACGGCACACAGGCTGCAACGATTGATACCTCAGGTAACATCACCGCGTCCCAGAACCTGACTGTTTCTGGAAATCTTTACGTTAATGGCTCCACAACTCAAGTCAATACTGCTGCAATTACAGTAGAAGACAGAACTATAGAACTTGGTGTTGTTGATGGTTCTGCTCCTTCTTCTGCAACCACCTGGGACCTTGGTGTTCTCTTCAACTATCATGCAACAACTGCAAAGAAATCAGCAGTTATTTGGGAACATGGAGATGCAAGATTTAAGTTTGCAAGTGTTCTTGCTTCTGATACTGATGGTAGTAATGTAAATACTCCACAACTTACAGTCACAACATTTGCACCGATTGAGATTGCATCTCTTTTTGTGAATGATTGTGCTGGCGCATCACAAGTTATTTCTTGCACAGGATCTACAAGAAATCTAGAGAACATTACAATTGACGGCGGAGCCTTCTGAGTCTAATCCCATAATCTAAATAGAGGGAGTTCATATCTCCCTTTTTTTATGTCTGAAGATGATCTGAAAGCAGTTCTTGCAAAATATCAGCAAAAAGCATTTGAGTTATTCAATCAAAACATTGTATTGGAAACTCAAGTAGAGCAACTGACTAAAACCATTGCGGAGTTGCAAAAGAAAACGAAAAGAAACCCCAAGGAAGAGGATTTCCAATAAATAATAAAAACTCTTACATAAGAGTTCTACGGTTGATACCACATATGGAGTTGAATGGCTAGTCCCATAATTCAGATACGTCGGTCTGCAGTTGCCGGCAAAATCCCAACAACAACGCAACTATCATTAGGTGAGTTAGCGATTAACACCTATGATGGTAAGATTTACATAGAGCAAGACCAAGGTGCTGTTGGTGTAGGTACAACAGTTATTGTTATCAATCCTTGGAATGTTGGTGTAGGAAGCGAAGCATATAATATTAACTTTACTGCTGGTTTTGTTGGTATTGGAACCACAAATCCATCATCAAAACTTCATATTGTTGGTAATGCACTAGTTACAGGTATTATTACTGCATCTAGTTTGAGTGGATATCAAACACTTGTAGGAACAGCGAGTTCTGCAACAAAAACTTTCACTGTCACAGTTGCAAATAAAACATCAAATCATCGTTATTTTGGATCTGGATCTTCTCAAGGATACTTTATTGACGGGGCAGAATCTCCCTTTATAACATTACTTCCAGGAAAAACCTATCGCTTTGACCAGGCAGACAGTAGCAATAGTTCTCATCCACTTCGTTTTTACCTGGAAGCAAATAGAACAACTCAATACACTACTAATGTAACAACAAACGGAACTGCTGGTAGTGCTGGTGCATATACTGAAATCACTATCGTAGATACCACACCGATTGTTCTACATTATCAGTGCTCTAATCATGCTGGTATGGGTAATGCAGTATCTAATGCTGCTAATTTTATTGATACTCCTTATCAAATCACTGCTCGTAGTGGAATCAATGCAACAGGTGTTGTTACTGCAACTACATTTGTTGGTGCTCTCACTGGTAATGTAACTGGTAATGTAACTGGTAATGCAACAGGGCTCTCTGGAACTCCTAATATTACCGTTGGAAGTATTGCAGCAACAAGTCTCAATGCTTCTGGTGTTGTTACCGCGACATCATTCTCAGGTGATGGGTCTCAATTGACCGGAATATCTGTAGGTAGTGCATCCCAGTTTGTAACCACTGCTGCTGGTATTCATACGCTTTCTAATGTTGGTATTGGCACCACAAATCCAACATCAAAACTTACGGTAACTGGTAACGGAATCTTTACTGGTGTTGTCACTGCTACTACGTTTGTTGGTGCTGTCACTGGTAATGTAACTGGTAATGCAACAGGACTTTCTGGAA